CATTCGTTTTGAGCGTGAAAGTGATGGACGCTCCACGACAACAACAGGTGACGCAACTTTCGCCGCGATTTTTGCGAGTTTGGCTCTCTCTTTCTGAGCTTTGGTCTTCGGCATGATGTTCAATATTGACCCACCCACAACAAATCTCGATTCAGGGCGTATGTATTTTTCTGGTATCTCCTTAACCGTGTTCCATACAGTGCGCTGCTCACTTTTTGTGAGATGCGCCCTCTTCATGAACCACTTGAGGTAATCCAAAACCACAGGGTATTTGGGATGAAAATAATTGAACGAAAGTACACCAACGACCCGCATAGCGTAAGTGAAATCACTCTCTTTACGCGGTTTGCCTCGGTATGCCATTCGCACTACACTTTTCTCCAATTGCCAAACGGGTTGAGGACCACACCTAGTGTCTAGGATATCAGCACCAAGAAAATGAAATTTCTCACGTGCATCACATTCCCAGCACAGCATAGTCAAACCATACTCAAGGAAATGATCGGCGAGCCCTTCAAAGACACAAACTTGTCTGTTTCTAAAAATGGCCGTCCAATCGTCCCCTACGCCTGTAAACAAGAAGTCACCCTTTCGGATGCCATGCTTTATACACCAAGCACACAAGATGAGCAATATAACCAACAAATCGTCCTCCGTCGTACTATCCCTACCACTAATCTGCGGATGATTCAGTTTTGCAAGCCGAACCTCACCACTAGAATTAACGTAGGACACAACAGGATACAATGTGGCAAATTCAACACCTGCAGATGCAGGAGAACCCAATCGACGTCGAACTTCAAAGCATTGCCGCAGCAAAGGCCGCGAAATTGAACGATCCAACTTCTTAGCGTCACCTTGCATTGATGGCCTTGATAACGTTGCCATATACAGGTCTCGAATTGCCTGTCGATTTTCCTCACCCTTAAACAAGAATCCTGCATCAACAAAATTGCTATTCAAAACGTCTTGATCTTGTTTTGACTCAGCAACCAATTCTGCAGGACTCACAAAAAAAGTGCGATGATCACCCGCTTCAAATTTTTCAACTTTCGTAACTTCCTCCTTCACTGCCACCTTTGTGATGAACCTCGGAACCAACATTTCTATTGGAACGTCATTTATCGAAAAATCACCCGAAGGCAACTTCTCATACCATTGCTGATAATCACGGTATGGTTCTTCTTGGAAAGACAACAACAAACCAGTCTTGTGAGGACATTTGGCTTGATATCCCCAACCGGATGAGGTGTCAGTGTTGAAGTTAGGGAGAATATCCGAGAGGACTTGACGTCGTCCCGGCTCAACCCCCATAGACTGCAGGTACGAAACACAATACGAAACAGCCTGACTAGAAACCTCAAAGTCAGTATCCACC